GTTCAGCAAACAAAAGATGTGTTTGGAGCAGCATATTCTATTCCTCTACATAGACCTAGATTGAATGTCGGAAACGAAAAATCTATCGTTGGTGCAATTTATAATCGGTTTGCTGTCGATGTAGCAAATATGGATTATCGTCATGTTCGTGTTGATGAAAACGAGGCGTATATTGAAACAATTCCTTCTGGATTAAATAGATGCCTTTCTTTAGAGACGAATATAGATCAAACGGCAAGCGCCTTCATTCAGGACGTTACTTTATCTATGTTTGATGAGGGTGTTGTAGCAATCGTTCCAGTTGATACTAATGTATCAATAATGGATCTTAGTTCTTTTGATATTTTATCAATGAGAACGGCTAAGATTATTCAATGGCATCCAGCGCATGTCCGTGTTCGTATTTACAACGACATTCGTGGTGAAAGAGAAGAGATCACCCTTCCAAAATCAAAGGTGGCCATTATTGAGAATCCTTTTTATTCGGTTATGAACGAGAAAGCCTCAATTGGACAACGTTTGATTTCTAAGTTGAACCTTCTTGATGTTGTTGACGAGGCTAGCAGTTCTGGTAAACTTGATATTATCATGCAGATGCCGTATGCTGTAAAGACAGAAATCAAAAAAGCACAAGCAGATGCAAGAATTAAATCTCTTCAAGATCAGTTAAAGGATTCGGTATACGGTGTTGGTTATGTTGATGCAACTGAAAAAATTACGCAACTTAATCGACCAGCAGAAAACAATTTATTAGCGCAAGTTCAATTTTTGACGAGCATCCTTTACGGGCAGTTAGGAATTAGCGAGGCAATATTAAATGGTACTGCTGATGAGAAAGAATTGCTTAATTATTATAACCGAATTGTTGATCCGATTGCAAAGGCTATAACAGTTGAGTTAAAAAGGAAGTTCGTTACCAAGACAGCACAAACGCAAGGTCAGTCTATCAAACATTATCGCGACCTGTTCAGTATTGTAACACCAGAACGTCTGGCAGATATTGCTGATAAGCTCACACGTAATGAGATTGCCTCACCAAACGACATGCGTGCTGCTATTGGGTGGAAACCGAGTAAGGCTCCTGGTGCAAATGAACTCCGAAACAGGAACATTAACCAGAAGACAGAAGAACCTATGGATGTCACTAATGAATTCAATAAGGTTAAACAAAGTAAAGGAGAATAATTCAAAATGGCAGATATTTTAAAAGCCGACTTTAGTGGTTGGGCTACTAAATATAATGTAGCTTGTTCTGATGGTCGGACCATTAAATCCGGAGCCTTCAAGCATATGGATGGAACCAAGGTTCCGATGGTTTGGCAACATGGACACAACGATGTCAACAATATTCTTGGTTATGCTATTCTTCATGCTCTCGAAGATGGTGTTTATGCTGATGGTTTCTTCAACGAGACTGTTGGTGGACAAGCTGGTAAGAAGGCTGTTCAACATGGTGATATTGTTGCACTCTCGATCTTCGCTAACAAACTTCTTGAGAAAAACAAACTTGTTCATAGTGGTGAAATCCGCGAAATGAGTCTTGTTCTATCGGGTGCCAATCCTGGTGCCTTCATCGAGAACGTTTCCATGCAACACGGTGAAGATGTTTATGAGTCTGAGGATGAAGTTGTGATCTCACCAATGCTTCCTCTTGATCTCGCTGTCGAGGAAGTAGTTGCTCATGCTGATCCTCCGTCAGATGACGGAAAAACTGTAGCTGATGTCATTGCAACAATGGATGAAGATCAGACCAAAGTAATGTATGCTCTTATTGCCCAGGCTATGAGTGATGGTGGTGGCGATATGGCTCAATCCAACCTAGAAGAAGGAGAAACAATGAAGAAAAACGTTTTTGATGGCTCGAACGATGAGAACGCTGGTCCTACCCTGACTCATGCTCAGGTGGAAGAATTTGCTCAGAAGGTGTTTGATGGCCTTGAGAAGTATGGCACATTCAAGGCTTCCTTCCTTGCTCATGCTGGCACTTATGGTATTGATAACATTGGTTATCTGTTTCCGGATGCCAAGCTAGATGACGAACCAACCTTCGATACTCGTCGAATGGATTGGGTTTCTGGTTGGATGTCTGGAACTCGTCACTCTCCATTTGCCCGTCTCAAGAAAGTACGGGCTGATCTGACTCCTGATGCTGCTCGTGCCAAGGGTTATATCACTGGAGATCTGAAGGTTGAGCAAGTATTCGCTTTGCTAAAGCGCGAAACCTCACCAACCACGGTGTATAAGAAGCAGAAATTGGATCGCGATGATATCATTGATATCCGTGACTTCAATGTTGTGACTTGGATGTGGCGGGAAATGCGTTTCATGTTGGACGAGGAAGTTGCTCGTGCAGCCCTCGTTGGTGATGGTCGTACGTTTGGCACCGATGACGACGCAATTGATCCTGCCAAGATTCGCCCGATCTACGGCGACAATGTCCTGTTCGTTCACTATTTGACCCTTGAATCGACGGTTACCGATTACCTCGATATCATGGATGCGATTCAGGTTGCTCGTGTGAACTATAAGGGCAAAGGTATGCCAAATTTCTACACGACAAATGCCGTGTTGACTGGTATGTTGCTCCTGCGTGATACGACCGATCGTCGCATGTACAAGTCTGTGGCTGAAGTAGCTGCTGAATTGCGCGTTGCTGATATCATCGAAGTGGAAGTTCTCGAGAACGTCCAGCGTGATAATGCCTCTCCGGTGTACACTGCTGATCTTCTAGGTATCATGGTTAATCCTCGCGATTACACTTATGGTTCCGACAAGGGTGGAGAGATCTCTACCTTTGAAGACTTTGACATTGACTATAATCAGAACAAATATCTGATCGAAACTCGTCTGTCTGGCTCCCTGCTCGATCCGAAGAGCGCCTTAGTTGTTGAACGCAAGACGGCATAATCTTAGTTAAGAAAATTCAAAATGGCAAAGTTTCATGGAAATATTGGCTATGCTCATGATGTGGAGACTCCTCCAGATTCAGGAGTGTGGGTCAAAGTAGTTACCGAGCGCGAATATTTTGGTGACGTAATCCGAGAGTCAAGACAATTTACTAATAATGGACAAGTGAACGACAACGTTTCTTTGAACAATCGTATTAGTATCGTGTCAGATGACTTTGCCAACGCTAACATTCCTTCAATGGTGTATGCAGTAATGGATGGGGTCTATTGGCGTGTATCAAACGTTGAAATTAATAGACCTCGTCTTATTCTTAGTTTCGGAGGTGTGTATAATGGGCCAAAGGCTTGAACTACATGCTCTTCTAAAAACCTTGGTTGCAAATGTATATTTTCAACCTCCGTCTGGAACTTTGATGATTTATCCCTGCATCAAGTATGTACGTAGCAATATTCGCGCAAAATTTGGTGACGATGTTCCTTATATTCTCACGAAAGAATACACAGTAACCGTCATCGATGCTAATCCCGATAGTGTTATTCCAGATCAAATATCAAAACTTCCAAGAAGTTTGTATGATCGCGGATACAAATCGGATAATCTCAATCATGATGTTTTTAACATCTTATTTTAAGGAGAAAACATGGCTCAATTACTCTCATGGGATGGTGTTGGTGAGAAGCTCTACGAAAGTGGTGTTGACCACGGAGTTCTTTATATTCCCAGCGTTCTTGGTGTCTACGATACTGGTTTCGCTTGGAATGGTCTGGTTTCAGTTACAGAGAGTCCCTCTGGTGCTGAACCCAATCCGCAATTTGCCGATAACATCAAATACCTGAATCTTCTGTCCGCAGAAGAATTTGGTGGAACGATCGAAGCCTTCACATATCCTGACGAATTTGGTCAATGTGATGGTACTTCTGAACCCGAACCAGGTGTTATCGTTGGACAGCAATCTCGTAAGTCGTTTGGAATGTGCTATCGTACCAAAATTGGTAATGATGTTGATGGTGTTGATCACGGCTATAAACTGCATCTGGTCTATGGCGCTTTGGTATCACCTTCCGAGAAGGCATATCAGACAATCAACGAATCTCCTGAAGCTATTACATTTAGCTGGGAATTCACCACGACACCGGCTCCCGTTACCGGTTTGAAACCGACCTCGGTTATCGTCATTGATTCAACTTTGGTTGATCCTACTGATCTTGCCGCTCTTGAACTGATTCTGTATGGTAATAGCACAGGACCTGTCCAGCCCAAACTGCCCACACCCGACGAAGTTATCGCTGCGTTAGTTCAGCCGTAATCTCAATAGTTTTATAAATATGGGCTCTGCTATAATGGTGGAGCCCATATTATCTTGAATGGAGAAAAATGTTAAAGCAAACAATCACATACAAAGACTACAATGGAAAAGAACGAACTGAAGATTTTTTCTTTCACCTTAGCAAGGCAGAAGTTGTTGAAATGCTTGCTGTAAGCGAAGAAGACCTTGGTGAGAAGATGAAGAAGATCGTTGAAGCAAACGATGGCAATGCGATCATGAGGACGTTCAAAGAACTTCTCTTTAAAGCTTATGGTGAAAAATCTGAGGATGGTCGTCGTTTCATGAAGGATGAAGGACGACTTGCAAAAGCTTTTTCCGAGACAGAAGCTTATACTATTATCTTTCTTCGTCTTGTAACGGAGCCGGATTTTGCGTCAACCTTTGTCAATGGCATCATTCCTAAAGATAATTAATAAGTAAATAATGGAGACGAGAGATGTTAAACATTACAATACCTTCTATTGAACTATGGGACGAGAAAGACCAAGTTTTCAGGACATCTCCAGAATACAAATTGCAGTTAGAACATTCTCTCGTCTCTCTTTCAAAATGGGAATCAAAGTGGAAAAAACCTTTCTTGACTTCTAAAGATAAAAGTACTGGCGAGACAATAGACTATATTCGTTGTATGACAATAACACAGAATGTTGATCCAATTGCATATAGTTTTATTGGAAAAGAAGTGATGCAAAAAGTCACAGAGTATATTGACGACTCAATGACAGCAACAACCTTTAGCCAACCAAAAGACAAGCCAACAAATAAAGAGATAATCACTGCTGAGATTATTTATTATTGGTTAGTGACTTTCCAAATTAACTGGGAAGCTCAGAAATGGCATCTCAATCGTTTGTTGGCATTAATCAATGTTTGTAGTATCAAGAATCAACCCAAGACAAAGATGGGAAGAAAAGAAGCGCAGAGAACACAAAGAGAATTGAACGCTTCAAGGAAGTCAAAACTCAATACTTCTGGATAGGAGGTTGTCTTGATAAAATTTAGACATAAAGGTAGTTTTCATAATACTGAATTGTTTTTAGATAGAACAAAAAAAATAAACTACCGTTTAATACTTGAAAAATATGCCAGAGAAGGGATAGAAGTTCTAAGATCGGCTACGCCAAAGGATACTGGTGCGACATCTGATTCCTGGAACTTTGAGATCCTTACAGGTAAATCTGGTTTTACTATAACTTGGACAAATTCTCATATAGAGGATGGTGTCCCAGTTGTTATTCTTCTACAGTATGGACATGGTACTAGATCAGGAACTTTTGTAGAAGGAAGAGACTTTATAAATCCTGCAATGAGACCTCTGTTCGATAAGATTGCAGAAAATCTATGGAAGGAGGTAACTAGTCTATGAGTGCAACGATTGATAAAAGAATTGTTGAGATGGCGTTTGAGAATTCTCAGTTTGAGAAAAATGTCGGTGGATCACTGGGAACAATAGACAAACTTAAGAAGGCTTTAAACTTTGGTGATGCAGCAAAGAGTTTTGACCAGATTAATGCTTCAGCCAGTAGAGTAAATCTTTCCTCAATGGCAGATGGTATTCAAAAGATTTCAAGTCACTTCTCTGCAATGGGCATTATAGCAATAACAACGTTGGCAAACATAGCAAATTCAGCATATCAAGCTGGTGCTAGAATAGTCAAAGCTCTTACCGTTGATCCAATTAATGCTGGTTTGCAAGAATATGAGACTAAGTTAAATGCTATTCAGACCATCCTTGCAAACACTCAAAAAGAGGGTACAAATCTTGAGGTCGTTACTAAAGCATTGAATGATTTGAATGCCTATGCTGATAAGACCATTTACAATTTTCAACAAATGACACGGAATGTGGGTACGTTCACTGCTGCTGGCGTTAAGTTGGATACAGCAGTTGCCTCTATTAAAGGCATTGCCAATCTGGCAGCTATATCCGGTTCAAGTGCAGAACAAGCTAGTAACGCAATGTATCAACTCTCACAAGCACTATCCACAGGTACGGTCAAATTAATGGACTGGAATTCCGTAGTAAATTCTGGTATGGGTGGTCAGGTATTCCAGGATGCTGTTATTGAGACAGCACGGGTAAATGGTGTAGCCATTGACCAGATGATCAAGGACGCTGGAAGTTTTAGAGCATCTTTGGAAAAAGGTTGGTTTACAAGTAAGATACTTAG